AATTAGATATGTTTTGCAGTGATGAGTGTAAGCAAGAAGCATTAGCTGATCTTGACAGTGACAGCGATGAGTGTTTAAGCTGTCAGTAATGTCAAAAAATAAAAAATTCACAATCAAAACAGAAGTAGTCAATGGTAAATGTCCGACGTGTGATGAGTTCACAATGATGGTAAATATCGATGTAGTATTTTTTAGATGTATGAATTGTGGAGCAGATTTAGAACAACACGTGAATGGTAAGATAACTTATCTACCGGTGATCACTGCACCTAAAGATGCCAAACCCTTTGTTAAAGAATGGTTAGATGAAGAGTAATGGCTAAGAAGTGGAAAGAACACATAGAGCACGAAGGTACGTTTCATAAAACATCAATTGGACGTAGTCCAAGTAAATGTAAAATGAATAAATCTAAACGTCGTAACTTTAAAAAGTATCGCGGCCAGGGGAAATAATATGAAATGGTTATTAGTAGTTTACATATGCTCCGGTATTAATGGAGAATGTAGAATCCCACCAGAGTATCCAGCAGTAAAAAATAATTATTATGATTGTGTCCAAGATGGGTTGGGTGATGCTTATGAAATTTTATTTGGTAGTGAGAGTGTTTTTAATTTTGAAATAATAATCAACTCACAGTTGTATCCACAATACAAATGTTCTCCTGTTAAGGACGAAGGTAAAATAGTTACTTAAGAATCATTCTAAACTTGTCTGCCCGTCCCAAGAAAGGGACGAACAAACAAAAGGTGTGAGAAGAGAACCTCTTTTTATATTAAAATAAATTGTTTGACAAGCATTCATTTGTTGGTATAGATTCCCATATATTAATACTAATCAAAGAAAGGAAAAAAATGGCAAATCCCAATAAGTTTAAATCTGTATCTGTACCGATTGATACTTATAAAAAGTTAAGTTATCTAGCAGATGGAAAATTTTTAGATGCAAAGTTAACTATCAGTAAAACAATTGAAGCGTTAGCAACCCGTGCAGCAAAGAAAACAGGATACAAAAATGGAAAAGTATAAAATAAAAATTATATGCGATCATTGTAAAGGCAATGGTTATTTAAGAGAGAGTAATGGTTCTTATACTGAAGTACATCAGTGTCCTACTTGTAATTCACAAGGAGAAGTAATGGCTGAAGTATACGAACAACTGATCAATGATATTCCAGAGGGCGCTACGGGCAAAGAAATAGCAGAGATATTAGAAGGTGATAAGAAAGTTACTCTTCAATGAATGATGTAGATATTGCTTATATTGCAGGATTATTTGATGGTGAGGGGACCATTACTTATAAAAAATACAAAGAAAAGAAAAAGAATGGAACTTATGATTGTTGGAGAATCTCGATGGAGATTGCAATGACCGATAGATCTGTTTTAGTTTGGTTAACAGAAGTTTTAGGTTGTGGTACACTAAATAAAAAACCTAGAAAGAATGGACACAAGATGCAATACAGATGGCGTTGTGTATTTCGTGATGCTTTTCACGTGTGTTGCTTATTGTTTCCTTATGCTCACACTAAGTTAGATAAAATTACACAAGTGATTGAACACTATTCAACCATACAAAAAAAAGATAATGTAGTTAACTTTGAACACTACAAGATGTGGATTAAACAATGATAAAAAGAATACATATTAACCAACATAAAATTAGATCAAATAAAAAAAATAATTTAGACGAACCTGTCATTACTGTTAAAACTTCAAAAGCAAATACTTATGCTAAAGAAGTTAATATATTAGGTAAGTCAAAATTAGTTTATAAACCAAATAAACCTTTATCTTGTGGTGCTAAGGTTTGGATTGAAACTGAAGAAAAAGTTATTTTAGATAATGGATTAACAATAGAATGAAAAGAAAAACTAAATTTATATACCCAAAGACGGTTCGAGAAGCGATAGAAGGTAAACGTCATTATAATATTAATGATAAAGAAAAGTTACCAAGTGTTACAACTATATTGTCAGCGACTGAATCTCCTGAAAAACAACAATCACTAAAAGCGTGGCGTGAAAGAGTGGGAGAAGATAATGCGACGCGGATCGTGGATGAGAGTGCGGCACGCGGAACGGCGATGCACAAGATATTGGAGAAATATATCCTGGAGGAAGGATATTTGGATGAGACAAACGTTGGAAAACAGGCCCATAGTATGGCTATAAGGGTCATAGAGCAGGGTTTAAGCAATGTGACTGAATATTATGGTACAGAATGTACTTTGTATTATCCTGGCCTCTATGCGGGCCAGACTGATCTTGTAGCAATACACAAAGGTGAGGATGCTATTATTGATTTTAAACAAACGAATAAACCGAAGCGCCGAGAGTGGATCGGGGATTACTGTCTTCAATTGGCGGCGTATGCAATGGCGCATAATTTTATTCACAAAACAGAAATTACTAAAGGTGTGGTAATGATGTGTAGTAAAGATAATTACTACCAGGAATTTGTTATTGAAGGTAAGGAATTCCAAAAATATAAACACCAATTTTTAAGGAGAGTCGATGAATATTATAAAAATAGATCAAAAGAGATTGGATAATATTGCAAAAGCATATTGGTCAACTTCTGGTGAAATAAGAGAGATGTGGGGACGTAAATGGTATGAATTAATAAAACAGATAGGAAGGAAGATAGATGAGGCTAAGAGATCTACAACAAATTTTGGACAGATTCACTAACGGACAAAAGGGAACTGTTATATCTGATTGTCCGGTTTATATTGAGACTATGAGTGGGCACTTAGAAGATGTCAGACGTATTGAGATACAAGAAAGCAATCTTATTGGTGATGCCAATCCTGCTAGACTTGTTATCAAGGCAGATAAGAATGAATTATTTAGATCAAGAACATATAAACAGAGTTAAAGGTTCCCTTGGGAATGGGGCGGAAGCGAGAGTGGAAGCCCCACATTAGAATTATTCTAATTTATGAAAAAAGTAATAATACAAAGCAAAGATATAACACCGAAACAATGGTCTAATTTTATATTAGAGCTTAACTTAATTAAAAAAGCCTGGAAACCTTATGCAAACATTCAGTTGTCTGGTTCTGGTATTAAAAAAATTATACAGAGTGGTGCAAAACCATATAAACTTTAGAACCATTCTAAACTAATAGTGTTTAAAATAAGGCAAGTGCATTTTTATGCGGTTTTTTTGTTCGTGCCGCGCTATAGGGGAATTCTAGGGTAATTTTTTTTTTTTTGAGAAAAAAAAAGTGCTTGGCACAGTGGCACAATTGCCAAATTTGACGTTTTATCGTTGGTATTGTTGACTAATAGCTGTGCCAAAGGGTCGATTTTGAGTGGCACAGTATGGCACACTTGACAGTATACTTGAATAGTAGACGATTTTGCTCTGGCACAGTAGTAAAAGTAGGGTTAGTATATGCAAATACTGCATAGGTGTCAAATAAGCATTGGTATTGGCTGTTTATTTTTATGTACTCGGCGCGCGAAGGATTTTTTAGTTTTTGTAAAAACAAATTTGCCTAAAAATTCCCCTATAGTATAACAATCCTATGAAGAAACTTAAAAAATCTAAATACAAATCTGTTATCATTAAAAAGAAAAGATATTATTTTTATAAAATAACTTGGTTGGATATTACAGGTGATAGCGGTCACGCAGACTTACATACAGCAGAAGGTTTTATGCCATCGATAATGGTTACTCACGCATACTTACTTAACAAAGATAATAAAAATGTTAGAACCTTTGCAAGTTATGAGGTGAATGATGAGTTGTTTTCTGATAGAAATGTATTTCCAAGAGGATGTATAGTAAAAATGGAAAAGATAAATGAAAAATAAAACCTTGACTAAAAATATGCCTAACGTAAAATGGGATCAATTACCACCAAGACGTGGGCCAAATCCACAAGGAGTAAATTATGGCAATGTACGAAACAGTGACGAACAAATGGTCGTTAGTAAAAAAATTTCCAAGAAAAATTTTAAATAAAATTAACTCTGTTTTGAATCACTATCAAGGTCTGATTCTTTTATTGATTCTTTTATCTCTTCTTCTGGGGTAATATTAATTAAAGTTTTATGGTCATCTAAAATTTGTTTCATTTTAGATTCTAATTCTTTTTCTGACATATTATCTAGATTACCTGATAAGACTAATTTCTGATCCACATATAAACCACCGGCCTTACCTCTAGCTATTTCTGCATTAATCGCAGCACTCCAGGCCCCCTTAGCTCGCGCATCTTCACGTAGCTTTGCTAGTTCCCCAATGTGTTTTTCAAAATTAATTCCGTATTTTTCTTGTATCTCTGCCCGCAACTCACCAATGTATTGCACAACCAATGGTGCAATCTTAGGATTTCTTAGCTCGCTTGCAGCTTGCCTAGGTCTAGTCTTGTATCCTGCCTCATAAGCACACTCGCTCGGGCTCTTGCGCCCCTCGTTGTATACTAATAATTCTGCAAACTTTTGTTGCCGTTCTGTTAGATTTTTAGGTAATCCCATAACATTGACTTTTATCGTAAATTACCGTATAAATCAAATTAAATTGGGGGTGGCTTACGACCTACCTTGCTTTGCAGTTGGTACTGATACTGACCCCCTTTTTACCTCATCAAATCTTCTTATTTGACAATCTTCATCTAAATAACATTCATCACTTCTTTCACCTACCCACTGTATTATTTCTTTTGCAAAGTCGTCTGCAGTAAGTTCACCATTTAAAATACCCGCCATATCTTTTAGTAAGTCTTCTTTTTTGGTACAATTGGGCTGACAATAAATATCATAAAAACAATCACCTATTGTGTTGTAATGAAATTTAAAACCATTGCTCGCTCGCTTGCTCTTTCTTTTTTCTAACTCCATCTCTGCAATTAATCTATCTGTTTGTTCTGTCATATTATCCTCTCAAAGTTTTTTTAATATCTTTAAGTAAGTTTTCACCTTTTTTGGTAAGCACTTCCGCCTCACTCCAAAATTCCTCAAGTGTATAATCATCTAAATATTGTGAAAATGTATCCATAATAAATTGTGCTTGTTTATCTATTTTTTTGTTGCGCTCGTATGCCTCTGCTCTATTCTTACTATCTCTAAAATCGTGTCCATCATCTCTTTGTGTCATTATTCTATCTCCTCTATATCTTCTATTGTAAAATCTCCCGCTGAATTTGACCAATCACTACTTAAATAATCAGAAGCGCACGTGTCTAATGCAATCTTCCTAGCTTGTTTCTCATTTTTTGCCTCTATTTCTGTTTCATAAATAGCATATATAGTTTCTTCTGCTCTTACTTTATATTTTTTCATCTGTTCCCTCATCTGTTATTTCTTCATCAAAACAATGCACCTCTTTATAGTCCGCACCACCATCATTATGAATTTCTAGTGCCTCGTCTAATGAGTTAGCTTTGATAACACATTCTTCTCTTACATATTTTTTAACTTCTTGCCAAAATGTGTATTCTTTCATTTGCCCCTCTTAAAGTATCCTATTTTTTCTAAATATTCATAAGCGTCATCCATAGTTGATCTAAAATGTTCAGTCCTATATTCGCTCGGCGTGTCCTCATCCGCTTGACAACACATACCCGCTAGATGATCCGATAATGTTTTAACTTTATTTTCTAAATCTTCTATTTGTTTTATGTTTTCTAGTCCTTCGTTCATATTATCCCTTCTGCTCGCTTGCTCGCTCGCTTGTTAGTTTTTTTGATAGGGCGCTTGCGCTCGTACGCTCGCAACCTTGCGCCCCCTCCAGTTCTTTAGCAACGCGGGTTTTCTGTATCGCCCATTTATACAATACTTGATATTTCATATATTAAATATCCTGTACAAATCCTGTATCATCAAATCGCGCTTTGCCTTTAGCATACAAGCCCGCGATTATGTTTTTGGGGTCTTTAAATCTTAAATCAGTTTTATCAGCATTAAAGACTTTATGACCCATAAATTTTTTAGGTAATTTTTTATTTCTAAAAACTACCGCAACATTGCCCCCTAATTTTAAAATTTCTTTAGCATCCGATTTATTGCTTGACCCTAATGAAAACGTTAAATGATAATTGGGCGGGAACTTACCCGCAATAAATTTTTTCATACGAATAGGGTTTTTTGTGTAATCATACCATTGAGCGTTTGGGTATGTTTCAATTAAGCCCATATTCTCAATTTTTAAATCACTCATCCCGTTAATTCTAAATGCGGGCTTAAAGCCTTTAATTTTACAACGGTTAATATGTCTTTTAATTTCTTTATGCAATTGTATCATAAATGTTTTACGCTCTAAAAAATACCATCGCGTTTTATTGATACGCCCTAATTGTACACTATTCATTTGACCCCGCCCCGCCGTATTTAAACAAGTTAAGGCGCAATCGTCTGCAAACGGGCAAGTATTAAACCCGCTTATTTTAGCGGGCGCAAAATACAATATTGCGGTCATCACTTTTTGAGATTGACCCTTAACGGTTTTCGGGTTGTTATCTATATTTAATAATTTTTTTGATTTGTATAATTTCATAACTATAGGCAATCTTGACAATAACGGCCGTCAATATTGCTTCTAAAATCCCCCCTTATATATTCCCCGCAACTTCTACAATTTTGAAATATATCCCCTTTTTTTGAATTGTCCTTTTTGGGTCTACCTTTAAAATTATAATCTTGTAAATTACAAGTATCAGCGCTAGGGCATTTAATTATTTTTTTATTTGACAAAGTCATATATTCTTATATATTCCCATATTAATAAATGTCAATACTAAAAATAAATAAATATAACAATCGAGGTATAAATGAGTAAATCAACATATCCGACTAAATATCAGTTGGAACATTTAAAAAAGCGTATCAATAATGAAATTGACCCGCTTATAGAACAAGCTAGATTGAGCGTTAAATCTATAATCGCTGATTATACTGAAAGCGCTGAATTAAAACTTGCTAAAAAAATAAAAGCGGACGTTGTAATAAAAGAACTTGAGGACGCTATCGCAAACCTTGAGATCAAACAACGTAAAGCCCAAACTTTTTTTGGTAAAATTAAAGATACTGAATTAAAAGAAAATCTAAATTATAAATTTAGACAATCGGATAATGACAGTTATTACTCGCGCGATCGGTACGGTAAGGGTATTCAACCCGAGGATTGCCGAGAACAACTTAGAGAATGGGCGCAACATCTCGCGCAAAAACAAGCTGAAAGTACACCCGAGGGCAAAAAAGTTAAGGAATTGGAATTGTATAAACAAAGCGCAATCAATTCAGTTTTTGAGTGTGGTGTACCCGAGCAATTAAATATCGTACTTGAGAAGGTCTTAAACGGTGTGGGCATTGTTTGGAATAAAACAAAGGCGCTTCAATTAGAAAACAAAGGTTATAATTAATATGGAATATATAATTATAAAACGTACTAAATTCTCGGGAGGTTTTGATGATCTATTAAGTATTCAAAAAACCGCGAAAACTTTAAACGAAGCTTTGAAATATACAACGGCCTTAAAAATGCTTGAAACTGATAAAAAAGTTGAATTCAATGTTTTAATTAATATTGATAATGCATTTAAATATGTTAATGAGCCGTTAATATTAAAAGATCAAGTCGCATAAGTTGACAAAATAGGGCTTCACCGTATATACAATTGTACGGTGAAACCCGAAAAAAAACTATATCAAAATCTTAAAAAAAATACCCCTTTAATTCAGCATACACGCCTTGAAACTTTCATAAATTTGGGCGTCCCCGATTGTCTAAGTTATAATGATTTATGCGGGTTTTTTATGATTGAGTTAAAAGTTAGTAAATCAAATAAAATACGTTTTAGTCCTCATCAAATCTTATTCCATACCCAAAAATCAAAGCGTAATTTTTTGTTAATACATCACGCCCCGCCCCGCGTCCCCTCATCCATAAAACTTTATGAGAGTACACAAATTAATAATTTGATTAAGGGTATAGATCAAGCCGTTCCAATAGCCGTTGATGATTGGGCCCTTATACAAAATAAATTAATCGGAATTAAAAACAACTAACCGCGCGCCCCCGTCCGCGTCCCGTCGGTTCGCGAACCGCTGTCAATGTGACAAATTGTCGCAGGTCTACATCTTGTGTCAATGCGACATAACCGCGCACCGCTAGATGTTGTGTCAATGTGACATAATGACGCTGCGACAAATTGTCGCACTCTGCTCGTGGCCTGCGGGCCCACCCACCCTATAAAAATAAAAAAAATACACGGCCCGCGTGTAGTGAGCTTGTGACCTCCGGGCCCACCCCCCACC